ACGTAGGCGGAAGCCGGCTTTACGTCCACCGCATTGACGGCCAGGCCGTTGGTCCCGGTCCCGGCCTTGTAATAGAATTTCGGGATAAAGACCATGATGGAGCCATCAAGATAAATATAATTGCCGTAGTTGTCGTTGGTGGGGTCGGTATAGCCGCTCAGGGGAGTCATACCGGCGGGCAGGCTGGCGGACGGGCAGATTCCAACCCCGAAGCCGGCGGAGCCAGGCAAGCCGATATTACCAACGACCAGCGTTCCTAGAGTATCAACTGAATGGATGTGTCCGGGGTCGATGCTCAAGGGGTTACACAGCTTATAATCCAGGGAATTGGGGTCGGTTGAGATATCATCCCCGACCTTGGCCGCCAATTCGTTCAGCGGAGAGGCAAGCACTTCCGTGACCAAGTCGATTACCGGAGTCCATTTAAAGGGCATAAGTGTCTCCTATTTTTTTTACTACCGTCTGGGTATCCATTATCCAGGGCGTGCCGCACATCGGGCATTGCTGCCAGCCAGTCTTAGGCTTGTCCATGACGATCTTACCCATTTTGTTGCGCTCGATGCGCAGGCTGGCCGGGGCCAGGCCGCCGTCGGCGCACAAGACGAAGTCCTTGCCGTATTCCTCCACGAGCTTAGCACAGCAGGCGACTGTGACTGACCCTGCCCGGACCCGGGTGGTCTGGTGGACTTCCGTGATTACCGGAATAACGAGTTGCTTGGTTTCTGCCATGATTTTACCCAAAAAGGTTTCTGGCCCTATCGCCCAGCTGCTTATTGATGGCCGGTATGATCTCGCGAGCTACAAATTTCTCGGCTTCCTGCGGGGTCATGTCGTAGGCGTGGATATCGCCGATGGTGACATTGATGGTGGCCTGCTTATTGTCGTAGTTATTGACGGTGCTGCCGTTTAAGCCGTCAGGCCCGGCCCCCCGGCTCCCGCGGTCTATTACCGGCAGGCGGCCATTATTGAGGTCGTCAAAGCTGATCCCGGCACGGGCGTAATCGGCCATCGTGCCCCGCTTGATGATGCCTTCGCCGGTCTGAACTTTAACTATCCGCTCATCCAGGTCCAGGCCGTTGTGAGCCACCAGTAAGCCGCTGTGGGCCACCAGGCCGCCGGTATGGAAGAATGGGATAGCGTCCACAGCGGCTGCCATCATTAGCGCTGTTGCTGCTGCACCTAATGCACCCGCTGATCCTGTAAGAGCTATAGCTGCTGTGGTCATTGCTATTGCAGTGGTCGTCGCCGTTAAAGTCTCATACAACTGAATTGCCAGTCCAGCCAACTGTAGCACTGTCCCGGCAATAACCAGGGCTTGGGAGTTGGTGGCGATTCCGATGCCGGACAGCAGGAGCCCGCCCGCCGATGTGGCCAGTTGCAGTCCGGCTGAGTTAAGCCCGAGGCCGCCCTGTTTCAGGCTTTGGGCTGCTGTATTTAGTCCACTTTCCGCCGATTTTGTAGCACCAGTGACACCTCCAACAGTGCTTTCGGGCTTGGGAGCCATTAGCTTAGCCAAGCTATCAAAACTCCTTGTGATGCCCCCTTTATTGATTTCCAAAATGGCGCCCTGGAATATAGTTGACCAGATATCAGTGAGCTTCTTTTTGTCTCTGGACAAAACGCCTGTTAGCCCGGAAGAGAAGGCATCGGTGAAATATTTTTCCGCCCCGCTCATCAAATCCTTGATAGATGTCTTGTCTTTTTTCAACGCCTCCCCGGCACGCTCGATGGCCCAGCCCTCCATCGTGCCCAAATCCACGGCCTTTTGCCGGGCCAAGTTATATTCCTTGGCCTGGTTGGTCAGGGCCAGCATTGAACGATATTCATCTTTCTGGGAATCGTTTATATCCTTGCCGACAAACCACTGTTCCAACTGCTCCTGGCTGATCTTCTTCTCCAGTTCCCAGGACTTTCCCTTCCAGACAATCTGATCCTCGATGAGCAGGCTAGCGCTCGCCAGGAAATCGTAATAGCCTTTCTGCTGCTGATTTTCGGCCATCGCCAGCTTATCGGCCTGGTCTTTTTTGTGGGCATAGTAAATATCCCAGGCCTGTTGTAATTGCGTGGGGTGCCCAGTCATCTGGTCGATGAGCTTCTTATCGTCGGCCTCCTGGGCCGCGGTGGTCTGGTGGGTGGCTTGCAGGTATTTCTTGTTCAGGTCGTCGGAGATTTTCTGCTCTTTGGCCGCCTTAGCCTCCGCAGCCGCCAGCATCCCGTCTTTCAATTGCCCATCGTCCATCGCCAGCTTTCTGATCTTCTCGGTGATCTTGACATACCAGGCATCGACACCCGCAAAAGCCCCCTCCGTAAGCTTGGCCTCTTCCTGGCGGAGTTGCAGGATGAGGTTTTCCAGCGTGTCGGTGGTATCCCGGCCGGAGCCGCCGGAGCCTTTGCCCTTGCCGCCGGTAATCTTGCGTAACGCTGCTGGCTTGGGAACTTCCCGCGCCGACAACGGCAGCGGCTCTTCATAGCCGCCAAACTCATTCCAGGCCTCTTTTTCTTTCTCTGTAAATTGGTCGGGAATCAAGGCCCCGAAGCCAAAATCCGGGGTGGCTGGGATCGCTACCTTGGACTTCTTACCCCAAAAATCTTCAACGTCATAAGTTCCGCCTTCACCGCCCTCTGATAACCATTTGCCCATCCCGCCGATACTAAAACTGATCGGGATGACGATCCCCTTTTTACCAATATTCTCAATTTCCTGGATGAAACCTAAGATCCCCTTCGTAAGATCCTTTACGCCTTCCCAGCCCCGGCTAATACCACCTGCCAGCTCATCCCGGTGGGTCAGGAGATAGTCATTCATCTGGCGAAGCCAGCCTGCAATGTCGCCGTAGGCCCCCTCCAGCCCTCCCCGCCCCACCTGCGTCAATAAGGTGTCCAGAGTTGATTTCTGGCTTTCCAGGGTGCCCTGAATATCCTGAGAGGCATACTTCAGCCCCTTGAACTGATCCCCCAGCCACGTTACCAGGTCACCGATTTGCTGGTGTTTGGCAATCTCCTGTTCCAGGTTGGGGATGCGGTCCTTGAGCAGCATCCCGATCTGGTCAGTGGTGCGGGCTTGCCCTGTCAACATAGCCCGCATCTCTTGGGCAATCTGTATACTGGAAACCTGCCCCTGGGTGGACAACTTAATCCGGTCCACAATTACGCCCAGGGAGTCGATCTCCTCTTTCCGGAGCACGATCCCCTTTTGTGCCAGGATGTTCCAGGCCTGGGTCATCTCCTTGCCCGAGGCAAAGTAACGGGCGGCCGCCAGTTCCAATTCATTGAACATATCCTTGGAATAGGCCAGCGCCCGGGTATAATTATCCTGCCCCTTACTCTGGTCTTGCGCCATGTCCGTCAGAGTGGCCGCCACCCCGATGGTGGTGAGCTTGTAATCATCCACGGCCTGGATGCCGGCCTTAAAGGCCCCCACCGCGACCTGCTCCAGCTTATAGAAACCTGCGGTAACCAAAGCCGCGATACCCAACTGGCGCATCATCGCCCCGGCGAACTCGTCCGCCGCGGCCGCGCCGCCCTGGTTGGCGTTCTTGGCCCCCTGTTCCACGTCCCCCAGGGCCTTTTTAACCTCTTCGATCTTGGCGTTGCCCTGGGAATCGATGGTCAGAATGACTTTGAAATCAGCACTGGTCGCCACGGATTCTCTCCTGGTTTTCCCTTTGCGCGGTATAGATCAGGTTCAGCTTCTCCAGCATCCGGGGTTTGTTGGCCACGCCAAAGTGCTCCATCACCTGAAAGACATCTACTTTAAAATCGTAGGCGAACTGGGTTGCTGTCACTTGGAATATCCGCCAGGCCAGAAAATTGCCCGGCCGCCAGCGGGGCCGCCGACACTGACCACACGGTGGCTCCGTCCCAAACTTTTCCTTTTCCTTTATGCACCGGCCGCATTGTCGGGAGCGGGGGTCAGTGTAGTACCCGGCGCATTCAAGGAGTTTTTTTCGTCGTCCTCCCGGGCCTGTAAGCCCTGGATTTCCTGATTGCGCCAGGACCGGTCCACAAATTCATAAAACCGGGACGACCATTTCAGCAGGATCTCCAGGACCTGGCGGTTGAAGGAGATCTCCACGTCGTCCGGGGCCTTGATATTAAGGTTGCGGCTGCCCTCGGAAAAATACCGCAGGCCCTTCCCGGTGAGCCCCCGCCAGTCCTGCACGGAATAGTCCGTCAACCGCAGGCCCACGGCCCCCGGGTCGAACTCCGCCAGGCCCTCAGCTCCGGCCCTATCCCGGGCTGTACTCACCGCCTGCAAGGCCAGGCCCCGCAGCCCGGGCACATCCGGCAGGCGCAGGAAGATGGCGAAGCCCGGCACCTCCGGGCATTCGACCCAGCGGGGCTGGGTCAGATCGTCGGTAACTTCCAGGATGTCGCTCAGTTCCATATTGATTCCTTTAGGTCAGGGTAATACTGATTTCGTCGTCCCCATAGTTCATAGCCATCAGCGCGGTCAGACTGGTGGTGCGGTAGCCAGAGCGGTTCCCAAACTTGGCGTCAGTGAGCTGAAACCTGGGCACCGCAATAGTGACGATGTTGCCCGCGGTCGTCCCGAGTACCGCGCTTAAGGCGCCGGTGGTCCCGTCCTTCCACATAGTCCAGATGTCTTTCGTGGAGGCCAGGACCATTTCGGGATCCAGGGTGATCTTGCCCTTCCGGGCGGTGATCAGACAGCTTTTGTTGCCGCTGACAGAATTGGGATCCGTGCGCAGCGACAGGGTATTGCCTATGTCGAATTCAACTTTTTCCACCCAGAAGGCCACGCCGTCCAGGGTAAAAGTTGCTCCTAAGAAGGCCGGCCCCACGATGGCGGTATAGGTTGGATTAACCAGCAGTGCCCCATCTATATGAGAGAAATCAGCCCCTTGAAAGTCGAATTTCAACAGGCCCGGCTTGCCCACTTCCAGAGCCAGCTTAACGTTGCCCCGGGCGCCCCAGAGCTTATGAATGGTGCCGTCCATGTAGGCCGCCAGGGTCAGGCTGGGGATAGTGGCCGAGGCCGGAGCGTAAACCACGCTGACCCCGTTGTTGACCGTTTCCCCAAAGGCGCAGGCCTTCATGAGTTTGCTCCAGGCTGGGGCAGTTCCTACGACTCCGGATCCGGCCAGCTCCACCTGCACCGGGAATTTGCCGGAGCGCTTGCCCGGCAGGGACGACAGCGAGCTCAGGGTGCCCCGGAAGGGGTTGCGCTCATTCATTTCAATACTGGGGTCGGGGTCACCTCCAGTAAAGGCCAAAAATGCATCGGCGGCGGCCAAGGTCTCCGCAGTTCCCTCAACCGACTCGGCCTTAGCCGCAATCTGAGTTTTTTGCAGAATTATCGACATCCTCGTGCTCTCCTCGGTAACGCCGTAGTTAACATCTGTTCCATAAAGGAAACTGCTAAATTTCATGACGTATACCCTTTTTCGGTAAACTCTCGTTATCCGCTAACCGCACTGCTTCAGTTTGGGTGGCGGTCTGCGCAGACGGGGAGCTGTTAACCACCGTGATGGCTTCCCGCACCTGAAAGGTCATAGTCGGGGGGGCCTTTTTCTCAGCCATATCAAGCCTCCTGAATCCTCGTGTTGGTGAATTTGTAGGTGGCCGCATAGATCACGATATACTCGTTGGCCTCAGTCAGGCCCGCCGCCATCTTGGCTTCTTTTACCAGCAGCAGCGGCAGCAGGTCCGCCGCCAACTTCTGTCCCAATAGTTTCTGGCGCACGCTGTCCAGAGTGGCGTATGCGCCCGCCTCGCCGCCCCGGGCCTCGTCCTGGCTGCGCAGGCTCCGGGAGCAGATGTGGATCGTGACGGTGACCTCCTGGGTATAAAAGGGGTTCGGGCCGGGAGAATAAGCGGCATCGGAGATTTCCACCAGCACCGCGGGAAAGCGGTTGAGCAGCACTGCCAGAAGGCCGGCGTCGGTCAAGACGATCTCGCCGGCAAAGCCCTTCAACTCGGCCAGAGCGCCAGCCGGAGCCTTCAACGCGGCCAGCTTCGCCAAAATCAGGTCTTCGTAATCCTGGAAGGTGTAGTTATCGCTCATGCGCCCTCCAGGTAGGCCGCCAGGCGGGGATACAGGTAACCGTAAACGTCCTCATCCTGGAACATCAGGAAGGGCCGGGCCGGGATCTTGGAGCCGGGATGTTTCACCAGCTTCACGGGATAAGCCCCTCCAGGCCAGGCCAGGGCCTTTTTGGTGCGGGGCCTGATCTCATGGGCCTTGGTCTGTCCGCCTAAATGGTGGATGGCAGCATATTTGACGTTGGTGGAGCCTTCCACTCCCCGGGCCAGCGCCTGAAAATTGATGCTGTTGCGCAGCCGGGAGGTATCGGTGAGAATAAGGCGTCCAGCTAAAGCCGCCTGGCCTTTTTTGCTCATGTTCCCGGTTTTGGTCCGCCAGGATTTACGGCTCCCCATCCAGGAAGCCATGCTGGACGCCTTCAACGGCGCCCACCGGGTAGGCCGGCCCTGGGCGTCGAAATTCTTTTGCACCGAGCCCCGCATATACCCGGCGAAGTCCTGCATAACCGGCGTCAGGTCCCGGGTGCGCAGATCCAGGCCCTCCAGGCGCTTCAACGCCTGCTCGCCCACTACCTGGTAGATGACCTTGACGCCCGCCAATTTACCAGCCCCCCAACGTATCCCGGGAGAATACCCGCGTGGAGCTGCTCACCTCCACCACCTGGTCAGAAGCCCCTGGCAGTTCCACGCCCGCAACCCCGGTGACCACCGCCCGGCCCGCGGCGACATCCTTCAGCCAGGCCACCGCATCTTTGTAGTTGTCCCGGCGAATCTCCGGCATCATAGAGCGCCGGGCGTAGAGATAATAAATAGCCAGGTCCACAGCCCGGTGCTTGATTTCGTCGGGAGTGGCGGCCAGGGGCAGCACATAGCGCACCGCCAGATAGGAGTCGATCTCGGCCCCGGCCTTGGCGATAACCTCGCTCACTACCCCGGCGTCCGGAGTAGCTCCGCTCTCCGTGGTCAGGTCGGCCAGATCGGACAAGGGCATCATTTTTTCGATATCGTCTTGGGTGCAGTAGGGCATGGCCTTATCCGTACTGGATGATGACCCGGGCGTTGGCCGGGGTGGTCAGGATCAGGTCCGCGGCCTTGATGAAGGGCTTGGACAGAGCGCGGTTGAAATACTTCTTCTTGTCCCCGTCCGTGCCCTTGATCCGGCAGATGATGGGGCCGGCAGCCGAGCCTTCCCGCACCTTCAAGATATCGCCGTCTGCCGATGGCACGAACTCGATGGACTGGAGAAACATACCCACCGGGAAAGACGTCTGGGAGTCATAATTCGTGGCGGCGTCCGGGGTGATCTCCACAAAATCGCCGCCTTTAACAATATCCAAAGCCATATTGCCTCCGAACCGAAGGGGCGGGCGAACGCGCCCGCCCCGCCAGCCTCTTTAGGTCAGCCAGGGCACTACCAGCAGCTTGGCCGTGCCTTTCCAGACGTTGTCCTGCATGCCGGCCCCGGCCACCGCCACGTACTGATTTTCCAGCAGGGCTTTGCCGGCGGCCTCCAGGCTCGGGGGCACCACCACCAGGTTGGGGATGATCCCCAGGGGCACGCCCTCATCGTTGTGGTAGGCCATCATCGCGGCCCGGGCAGTGGCATAGTTGGTGGCGTTCAGGGTGTCCTTGGAGGTGTAGGCCAACTGCCAGAGGCCGTAGCCCACGTTGCCCCGGTAATCCACCCCGTAACGGAACTTCTTGTGCATGAAGTTGTGCTCATCTTCCGGCCGGTCCTGACTTACCAACTGCGCCGGTTTGCGGCTCTGAAAGATGAAGGGCTTAATGGCCCGGGAGGTGTCCAGCAGATACCAGGCCGTGCCAGCGCCGCCCCCGGTATTGGAGCCCGCGGCAGCCGGATTGTCCGGGGTGGGCATGGGATGATCGGCGGCGAAGAACATCTTGCCGTCATAGCAGGCCACAGCCAGGCCCGCAGCCATCAGGGCGGCGATCAGTATATCCGGATGCTGCTTGGCCGACTTGGCCAGTTCAGCCACCATCGGGCTGAAAATGCCCAACTGGTCGTCTTCGATATCGTCCCGGTCCACTTCGACGGTGGCTTCAAAGGACTTGTTGGTGATCTGAAAGGATTCAGCCGCCAAGGATTTGATCACCCGGTCCCCGACCCATTCCCGCAGCATGGGAAACTGCAACAGGAACTTATAGTCGTTGGTCCGGGTGGACGACGGCACCACCATCGCCAGTTGGTCCCGGAAACTGGGAGCGCCGGCGAAGGCGTTGTTGAACGCGGCATTGAAGCCAATGTACATATTGGCCAGATTTTCGGCATTGATGATCATCTTTTCGAGCCTCCGTCAAATAGTGCCGCAGGCGTCCCCGCCTGCGGTCCCTTTAATTACACGCCGTCGTCCCGGGCCACCAGCAGATACAGGTCCAGATTGTCACCGGCGCCGGCCACGGTTTCGTTGAGCAGGATACCGCCTGCGGCGCTGAGCAGATCGGCGTTGGCGGCCACGGCGATATCCAGGGCCTCGTTTTCTTTAAACTCATCCGCCGCCCCGAAACTGAGCATGGCGTCCGCCCCGAAAAGCACCGCCAGGGTGATGCCGGCTCCGGGCACGGTGCCCAGGCGGCCATAAGCCCGCTTGATGCGGCAGGGGTAGTTAAGTTCCAGCTTCGGCCCCGCCGCCTGCTGATCCGTGCCGTCCTTGGTCCAGCCGCTCTGCCGCGGGACCAGGATGGGGATCAAGTCGCCGGCCAGGGCTTGAATCTGCTCGGCCACCGTATCCGTGGCGGCCGGAAAGAAGGCCCCGGCGTCGCTCACCGTCAAGGCGTCGGCGGCGCCGGTGAAGACGCTGGCCACGGCGGAGCCGATATCCAGCCAGCCGCGGGTGGCGGATTCAACTTTGTGCAGCTTGCCGCACTTGATACCGTTGCCGGGATCGGATTCGTCAAAGGTTTCATCGTCCACCACGTACATGTCGGCGCCGACGTTGGCCTGGGCGATGGAGGTCGCCTTCAGCTCGAAGAGGCCCTGGCGCCGCACCCGTACCGTAATGTTGCCGTCGACCAGCGAGCCGCTATTGTCTGCCTGCTCCATCGCCACACCCACGAAACGGTTGCCCGCGGCGTCCGCCGCCGGAACGGCGTAACCGGTGGCATCAACGCAAACCATGCCGCCGGCGTAAATCTTGGTGGACGCCTTTACCGGATATTCCACCTCTACCCCTTCCCGATAATTCGTCTTTCTATCCGCAGCTAAGGCCATAATTTAGGTCCTCCTGTGGGCCTCTAAGGTCCCGGTTTACGCCTGGCCCTGGGCCAGACTTTCTTTGGAGGCCTTGAAGGCCTCAGGGGTGATGCCGGTCAGCCGGCACATTTGCAGTTCGCTGGCAGAGAGGCTGACTTCGCCCTTACCGTTCTCAGTCGGCACCTTGAATTGCTTGCCCGCCAGCACCGGCACCGCGGCCTTGACATAAGCCGCAAACCCTTCCTGGTCTTCGCTGGCGTACTTTAAAGCCCACTCGACCTGAGCCGGGGTGATCTTCTTGGCCGCCAGGGCCTCGTCCACGGCCTTTTGGGCCTTACCCTGGACGTGCTCCGCCTTCAGGACCTCAAGCTCCGTCCGCAGCGTCGAGAGCTGCTCCGTGCCCTGCTTCAGGGCCAGGATGGTTCCGGTGATCGTGGCGGCGTCGGCCGTTTTCTCCAGACCCAGGGCCACGGCGATCTCCGGCAATGCGGCCGCCTGCGCCTTTAGGGCCACAACCTCCTGAGTCCGGTCGGCCACCAGGGACAATACTTCTTCCTCCGTTGCCTCGGGCTTCAGTCCCAATTTATTAATAAGCTTTTTTAACATCGGTACTTCCTCCTGTTTCTCGGCTGGCGCAGGCAGGGCCTGCGAATTGAGCATGATAATTACCGGTTCTTCGCCCTCACCCCCATATTTGGCAGCCAACAGCGGCGCCAGCCCTTTGATGGCCGGTACATTAGTCAAACCCACATGCATCAAGGCCAGGGGGTGGCGGGTTTTAGGGTCCAATCTCAAAACCGGCGAATAATAGCGGTATTCGTTGGCCCTAATATGCTTCAGGGCCACCGGGGTCCACTCGATACGGACATAGAGCCCATCAATTCTGGCCTCCAGGTCCTTGATCCAGCCCGCCGCCGGCGCTTTGTCGCCCGTGAGGCTCTGATGTTCGTAATCCACCACCAGGTCCACGCCATTAGCCGTAAACGTGCTCACGATGGCGCCCAGGTCAGCCTGGTCCACTTCGAACGGCTCCCGGTTGTCCCGCAATTCCACCCGGCCTATCGGGAGCAGCCTGACCCACTCCGGGGCCTGTCCGTTGATCTCTAAAACCACCACGATATGATCAATCATAAATTACCCTCTCCACCTTCTGTCGCACCTGCGCCGCCAGCTCCGGGGTGTATTTGTCGTAGTCCGGCTGAAAATCGCCTCCCCGGGCCGGGCTGGTGAATTTGGTGGGCTGCGGCAAATTTGCACCCATCGTCTGCTGCACCTGGAGCCCCTGACTATCCACTTCCCATTGACTGAGGGTAATAGCCGCACACCGGCAGTTATAGTCCCAGGGCGGCCAGTATAGCTGCCAGAACGGCGAATCCAGCGGGTAGATCAAGCCGTGCAGGGCCACATGTCTGGGCCGGGTGCGTCCATCCATCACCGCCGAGTACCGCGCATAGGGCCGCAGGGCCTTAATGTCCTGGGCCTGTTCCCAATGTCCCCGGCCATAGGCGCTCAAGACGTTGGTCCGGAACACCGTCTCCCGGTGCCAGGGCTTGGTTAAAAACTCTTCCGTAGCCGCGACAAAATCGCTCAGGGTCTGCCCCTTGTCGATGGCCGCCAGCACTGCGTCATACACCACCTGCAATTCATCCGCCTGGCAGACGTAGGCCGCGGTGAAGGCCTTGGCCTTTTCCGCCGCCGCCAGTTTGTCGAATTCCGCCCGGGTCATAATTCTCTTGCCCAGGAAGAAATTCACGGCCTCTTCGAACGGCTGGTCCCAGACAAAGGCGTCAGGCATTTTCCACCCACCCCTTCATATAGGCCCGCATCCTGGCCTGATAGAGCAGCTCGCCCAGGGTCTCCGCTGGCATCTCCGGGTATACAGCCACCAGGCCGTCCCGGATGGCCTCCAAAGAGGCTCCCGATTCGATCAAATCATTGACCGGCTTGAGCATCCCGGCCACTACCAGCACCGATGCTTCCAGCGCCGCCTGGGTCAGTTGTTCCAATTCCTGCTGCGTTTGAATCACCTGGCGGTCCTGGGGGATCAGATCCAACTCACCTTCCCGCAAGGTCAACACCACCTTCAAACCCTCCGGCGTCTTCTGGGCGGGACCTCCGAGGGGCTGACCAGGCCCCCCGGCAGGCGTTTTGGTGGCGGGAACCGTTTCTAAAGTTTCTTCGCCTTCTTTAGGCTCTGGGATGCCGAAATGATCGTTCGCATAGCGGAGGGGAATGCGCTTTCCAAATCCGGCCTCTTTCAGGTTCTTGACGATTTCGGAATCGTCCTTCAGGTCCGGCGAATCCTGGATAGGCAGCGAGAAACCCGGCACCGGCTTGTCCCAGCCGAAGTTGAAGCCCACCAGGGGCCGCAGCAGTTGCATCCGGATGGTCTTGCTCAAGGCATTGGCATCGGCCTCCAGGAGGTCCTGGCGCACATCGGCCTGCACCTTGCCCGCGGCATAGGTGCCGGTCGAGCCCTGAGTGTCCGTGGTCAGGGTCTGCCCCAGCACTGCTTTGGACATTTCCCGGTTGCAGAAATTGGCCATAACCTCATAGGGGTTGGTGGTCCCGGAGAGGCGGGAGGAGGCCTCGATAAACTCGATTTCCGTGCTCTTGCTGATCACTCCGGCCGCGTCCGCGCCCAGGTTCATGATGGCCTGGCGCAGGGCGTCCCGGTCCGCGGGGGTGGCGCTGGGCTCATATTTCCCCAGGCGCAAGGGCATCCCGAAGATCTCGTTGAACGCGGCCCAATCCTTCAGGGCGTAATTTTTAAACAGGTACATGTAGCCGCAGACCCGCAACACGCCGTTTCTCGTGTCGTGGCCCGATTTAGCCAGGTGGCTATGGTAGATCAGTTGAAAGGGGACGGGCTCGACCCCGGAGTAATTGTCCTGGGTGATCACCAGGGGTGTCAGCGAGTTGAGCCAGGTGATGTTTTTCGGGTGGATCAGGTTGAAACCGGCAATGGTCCACTGTGTGCCGGTGGCCCACTTGGGCTCCGCCCCGGCGTAACCGTGGCCCAGGGCGCCCAGCAAATGAGTGGCGAAGCTCTCATAATCCAGGTCATCCAGGACGCCCCGGCAGAAATCGGCAATCTTTTTATCTTCAGCGGAGTCAGAGGCCGCCTCCACCTGGCGGTCCAGGCCCAACACCGCCAGGCGCCGGGTCTGCATAACCGAAGCCAGGTGCAGATCCTTCTCCTCCATGTCCTCGAACAGCTCCGCCTGGCTCCGCAAATCGCCCGCGTCCGCCGCCCGGAAAATGGCGGCCAAACGCCCCGGCGTCAGCCCCGCGGAGGGGTAGCTGCTCCAGCGGTCCTGGAGGGATACCGCGGCAATCTCCCGGGTTTCGGGGCGAGTGGGCAGCTTTATGGGACGGCCGGCGTAGTCATAGAGTTGCGGCATTAAAAACCCCAGTATCTTAAGGTAGCTCGAACAAAAGCTCTATTGCTCCAACCCATCTTTATTGTGTTGCCCGCAAGTTTAGTTAAATAGAGACGCTGTGTTATTTCGCTTTTTGTCAATTTCATGAGAGAAAAAAAGAACAGATACGTAGTCAAAACGCCCCTCTCCGCCGTACATAGCCCCCGCCCCGGCTCTCTTCGCAGAACCGCCCGGCCTTAACCGTCTCGTATTCCACCGGCTGGTAAGGGGTCATTACCCGGGCGGCGTTGGCCATGCAACCGGCCACGGCCGAGTCGCCGTGGCGCTGGCCGCCGTCCCGGCCCTGGGTCTTTTTGCCGTCCGGCACTTTCGGGATACCCTTCTCCACCCGCAAGGCCCGGTGATCATCCAAAATGTCGCCGTCTTTGGGCATATCGATGGTATGGTCTTCCAGAGACGCCTTGTATTTGGGCATGTAGTCCAGATACCACTGATTGCTGATCATCACCTGGCTGATCCGGCTTTCGCCGTAGCGCTGCATGGCCACTTCCGCCAAATACTGGCCGTTGCCCCGGGCGTCCAGCGCCCCGCCCCGGAAAATGGGCAGACGGTCCACGATGAAAAAGAAAATCTGGCGCTGCTGTTCAAAGGGGACGTTCCGGAGTTCCACCAGAAACGGCGTGTGGCATTTCAGGGTTTGCCCCTCTTGGATGGGCCAAAACACCGACAAATCACCAGAACGACCGAAGTCGCCGCCGATATAACAAGGCCGCCCCTGCGGCAAGACCTCCAACAGCGGCAAAACGTTCTCGGTCAGCCAGTCCCGGCACTCCCCTTCCCGGATGTGCTGCGGCAGCTTGGCGAATTCATCCTTACAGCTCCACCGCAACACCGGAATCCCCGGGTCCATGCAGGACTCGATGAGTACCCGGGAAAGATAAGCGCCGGCGCTGGAGGTGGGGACACAGAATAGCTCCTCCTCAGCCCCTTCGCCGTAATAATCAATAAGCTCTTGCCGCCAGGCCGCTTCGGCTTCCTCGGTCCACTCCCGCCCCAGTTTCAGACAAATGCGCCGATAAAGCCCTTCACCCAGAGCATCATCCAGGGTAGTGCGGTGCAGGCTATAGGGGAGCTTGCCCGCCCGGATATCCGTAATCAGCTCGTTAAACGGGTTGTCGTCGCCATTATGGGAGGAGATTACCTCCACCCGCCCCCCCCACCTGATCAGGGCGATGGCCGCCTTGAGCAGGCCCTTGAGGTCGTCATGAAACGCGGCCTCATCGATGATCACCTTCCCCTGCTTACCCCGCAGGTTTGAGGGCCGAGAGGAGAGGGAGACGATCTTAAAACCGGAGGCAAACTTGATCCGGAAGGCGAAGATATCCTTGCCGTCCTTGCCCTCGTTGGCCAGGACTACCTCTTCCACCTCTGCGGCGACGCGGTGAAACTGCCGGGCCCACATGGCGCAGTCGTTGATATATTCCCGGGCCATGTCTTTGTTGTAGCCGATGTACCAGCAATCCATGCCGTTCTGGCGGGCCGCGGTCAGGGCCGAGTCCGCCGCGTCGTCCCAGGATGCCCCGATGCGCCGGGACTTCTCCCAGACCTTCACCGGGGCAGGGTCGGCCTGCCAACGCTGCTGGTACGGCAAAAGGACTGCGGGTGCGTTCATCCAGCCCCCAAGAACTGCTGGCGGATGACCGCCGCCGCTTCATCCGACAGGCCCGGGGCCTGACCGGTCTTCTCGTCCGGTTGGTATTTGGCCTTTAACTCTTCGATCAGCGCCAGGGTTTGCTTCAAGTCTTTGGCGGTCTGAAAATTTAACGTCCCCGGCTGTGTGGCCATGAGGTTAATTTTTTGGTTAACCAGGTTCTCCAAAGCCGCCACTGCATCCTGAGGGGTTTTGATAACAAAGGCCTCTGCCCCGCTCGACTCCATAAACGGCTCCGGCTTATCGAGTGTTGCGGAGGCAGAGGCTCCACTGGTTTTCGGTTGAGTCTTTTCCCACATGGACGCGGCCAAAACTTTTTTAAACTCGCCCTTTGATTCCAGGGCATTGCTGATCAACATGGCCCTGAGCAGCACGGCCTTTCTCGGGGCGCTCCCCTGGGCCAGACGGAATTCCTTCCGGGACTCCGGCCAGTCCTGGCCGGCTTCGCCCCGCTTTTCGGCAAACTCTTTTTCTTCCGCCGACCAGCGCTTCAGTTGTGATATCGACACGCCGGTAGCCTGGGCCACCTGGTCAAAGGTCAAGCCTCCCATGACGTAAAGGTCAAAGGCTTGTTGCCGCACTTCCCAGGAGTATTCCTGTGGCATTATTTCCCCAGGGCCTGACACAGGGCCTTTTCGGTGTCCAGGAGTTCCTGATAGTCGATCTGCCGGGCCGCAAAATCAAAGGCCAGGGTCTGAATGGCGATCCCCTTCAAGTTTTCCAGGGGCTCGAACTGATCCAGTTCCCGGCGCAGGGAGTCCCGCAGGTTTTCCAGGCGCAACCGGGCTTCCTTGATCTGAAGCCGGACCTGCGCCAGCCGCCCTTCATTTTGCAAATATTCGCTCATCTCAACCTTCCCTTAAGGCGGCGCATTTGCGCTTGATTGAATCATCCAGGGCCTGAAACGCCTTGCTGTTCAGGATCACAATGTCTTTCAAGTCTCCGCACAGATCCCGGTAATTCTTGACCAGTATGACGTTGTCCATATACATTTGCCGGACGGTTCGCAGGTCGTCCTTATAGTCTGCCAAAATCTTTTGAGTGTCGGCGCGGTATGAATCCATAATTTTGTTCTGCGATTTCAGGCTGAGAAACCACATAATCAGGACCAGGCCGGGAATGCCGAATTCCTTGACGATTACCAGCACCGACTGCAAACCGAAGGGCTCCATCAACCTCTTCTCCCCGAGGGCCAGACCAGGAAGACCAAAACCAGGAAAACCACGGTCTGGATTGCCTCCCAGGTGTTGGTAAAATGGTCCATTATGAATCCCTTACTGCCGGGCGCTGGCGCCGGTCATCTTCTCGGTCAGGCGTTTGCCGTAATAGAAGGCCACAATCCCCCCCAGGATGGCGTATTCCTCTGTGGAGAGGGGGACCCGGTTATACCCGAAATAGGGACTGAGGGCATTCCAGAACAGCACCGATTGCGCCACGTAACCGCCATAAACGGTCACCCCGGCCCGCAAGCTGTTCATGGATTTCCCGGCATTAGTCAGAGCAGCTCTTTCATTTGCTCTGGCATCGGCAAGGTCGGACAGTTCCATTTGGATGGGCTCCTTCCACTGCTGATACATCATGGCTTGGAGTTCCATCGATTTAACCGTCTTCTCGGCCTCTGACATTTCCGGTGGAAAGAACCGGTTCAGGATATTGCTGGCGAGTTCCGCGATAGAGCCGAGACCCAAAGTAGCAAGCGGAATCATGTTGATACCCCTTAGATTTCCTGGAGATAGCGTTCAGATAACCAGCCGGTCCCGCCATTTCCCAGCAGCACCGGAACCCAGCCGGAGGCCTCAGCGGGCACCTCGATCTCTGCCCGCGCCACAATTGCGCCAGAAAGAAATCGGCCCAAAACCTCATACCCGGTTCCCGGTCCCGAACGAATATTGAGTTCACTGGCGGTTACGCGGTACTTCTCGGGGTGCTCAGACCTTTTTGCCGTCTCCGGCAAAATGGTGGGAGCTTCCCCTTCCCAGGCCACCGGGTTCAGCGGGTTGCCATCGGTGCGCACCCGCGTCCAGGCAAGCTGAAAATGCATCCCATCCCGGCCACTATCGGGCCTCCAAATGCCGCCCCACTCAAAGCCGCATTGAGAGAAGCAGCTCACAAATCCGTGTGACAGGGTTGGCCGCTGACCATATCCGTTGCTCCCGGCATTGAAATCCACGGCCAGGCCCCAGGCATGAACCGAATAAGGCATGCTTCCGCCCTTGGGAGGCCGAATACAGACACAGCCGTCAAACGTCCGCAGTTCCCCGGCAAACCCGCCTTCGCAAAGCAGCCGGAAAGCCGCCGTGAGCGGGGCCTCCAGGAGTTCATGGCCATAAATCCGGCCGGACCAGGGATTGCCTTCATAGTCTCTGACATGCCCCAGGTAGTCGGACAACTCCCCGAGGTCAATGACCTTCAGGTAAGGCGCCGGGTCTTTGGGGGTCCCGATCAGGTTCAACAGCTTGTTTTGCAACAGAGGAAATTCCATCACTCCACCTCCACCAGGACCGCGCCGGGGTGATCAGTGATTTCATGGTCCGTCATCACCACCTGGTTCGAGACGACCCTGGCCCCGGTAGTGAAAACAAAGTCCGGCTGGGACTCCCCGGCCGGTTGATAACCGGATTCTTTAATCAGGGCGTAGCTGCTGCCGTAAGCCGGGAAATTAAAGTCGCCCCCCAGGATCGTCATATCCGCCTTATCCAGGCCGCCGATCCAGGCCAGCAGTTTGCGGGTCTGGTCGACCTGGTCGGAGGGCGTCTTGGGTCCGGAGGATAGGTGCACGTCCACCAGGAGCGTCCGCCCGCACCCCGGGACATAAATCAGGGCCGCGACAGCATGGGCCCGCCAGGGCAGCGGCAGGGCGTCAGGATAGGTCTTCTGCACGGGGACCGAGAGGTCGGCGTGAAAGGTCTCGATGATCGGATGCCAGGAAAAGATGCCCACCCGGAACTCCCAGAAGAAGGGCCAGGCTACATTGGATTTGGCATAACGGTCCCAGCTCAAGGGACCCAGCAACCGGCCGAGCTGCCGCCCGGTGTCATAAACCAGGCAGGAGCGGACGCCTTCCTGCATCAGCAGGACGCTCACCCCGTTGGCCATGACAAAGTCGGCCACCGCCTTAAGCCGCTCGGAGCGGGGGCGGGGATGGGTTACGCAGAAATTGAGCGATAAGATTTTCATTCCAAGTAATTAACCTTTGAGTCCCACAGGACTGCGCAGTCGCCTGGGTCGGCCATAAACCGGTGATGGCCGATTACCGCAGTTTCAATCATGTTGTTTGCCCAGGCGGGGTTACAAATCCCCGGATTGTAATAGAAGGTGGCATTGGCTACCGGGTTGGCGGTCTGGCCCTTCAGCATGGCCAGTGCCAGATCCAGCGCCGCCTGAAATATGACCGAATCCAGCTCCTGGTAGGCCAGGAGTATCTTGGCGAACTTGAGCGCCTGGGGATATTGCGGGTCCTTGATAGTGTCCCAATTCGTCCAGGAAAACTGTCTGGGAGCCGCCACCACCTTTTGAATCGTATCCTGCCAGCCGTCCGGAGACTGCCAGCGGTTCAGAACCACCGCCATCGGCCCCACCAGGGACTCTGCCCCGAAACGGGAATATTCCGCCGCCGCCTCAAAATAGGCGTTCAGGGCCATGACGTCCCAGGCGTGGAGTTTCAAGAGCGTGGCTTGCAATTCGTTTGGCTCCATCATTCTCTCCTGCTTGAAGCGCCGTGGGGGAGGCCTTGGCGACCGGCCCGCCTCCCCCCGGCTGACAACTGTCAAGGAATCCTTGACAACTGGAAAATGGACCGGCCCCCGGCGGCAGCGTGGGTGTTCTTAAGTTCTTTCATTATTGCGCAAAAGCAAGGAGCTGTCTGTCCGGAGGTTCGTTAAAGTTATGATGGGGTGAACTTTAACGAACATCGGGAAGGGTGAAGGCATATTTTGGGGCAGGACAAAATAAAGGGGCGGACTCGCATGTCCGCCCCTTTAAAGTAACGTTCGTGATATGTTATAGCGTTGCTAAGTTATATTAAGCAACTTTTTCCCGTTGGCCGCGGTCTTGTCTACCGTTTCCCGGATTCCCCGGAAGATTTGTTAACAATTATTTATTGCTTTGAATCTCCGGATACCGCCTCAGCCTTTACAGGAGCAGGAGGCGGGGCAGATGCTACAACATCAACAACCTTATTGTCCGGGCCATAAACAATTTGCAGGCGCCTTTTGTCACCTTTAAACCCTTCAATGGGGGTGCCCACCGCTTCCCAGATTCCCAGGGTCAGCACGTCCATTGCTCCGTGGGCGATGGCCCGCCCGGCGCTGGGGCTATTCCCCATATCATATTCATAAAGACAACGACATCTGTCTTTTCCTTCTTCTATGACGCTAATCGGGGCTCCTAACTGCAATTCGATTTCCCCGCGACTGGCGCCGGAGCGCACCACGCTTAAATTGGGGTCCTGTTTCCCGGATAAGGCCATGCCCACCGAACACCCGCACGCCGCCAATAACACCACCACCAAACCCACCTTCACCACCGTCCGCCACATACTGCACCTCCATTGTTGGTTTTTGTTTTTATAGAAAAAAGAAAAATATGAACCGTTTTCATGCTGTTACCAGGGGCACCCCCTGTCAAGAATTTTCTGAGTGCTCCTCCCGGAAGGCCTCCACTGCCGACTCCGGTATATAGGTCTTCCGGGAGGACTCCCGGAAATAATCAATCTTCCCCTGACGCACCAGGCGGCGCACATGTTGTTCGGTGCAGCCTAAGCGTTTCGCCGCCACATTCACCCGCAACAGTTTGTCCTGGCTCATCGTGCCTCCCCCTGCCGTGCCGCGTTAATTTTCCCGTTCACAAATGAGAACGCAAAAATTAACCTATAAGTTAAACGCCGGCCTCCTGGCCCCGCAGCATGACCCGGATCAGGTGCAGCGCCTGCATCTCCGGGGTGCGAAACTCATCTTGGGCCTCCTCGTGCAGATCGGCCCACAGGTCCTCATCGGCGCAGGCCGCAAAGTTGAGGACCAGGACCTTGCCGGTCTCTTCCAGTTTGGCGGGCTTGGCTTTGGATTTCGTTATCCCTTTGGTCTTGTTTTCGCCTCTGACCTTTGCAGACTTGACCGCGCCCTCCTGCATACAGATCAAACAGCGCCCCAATAACCTGCCGAACGATTTGCCCGGCTTCCGGCAGACCACCTGCTCCTGGTCCGGATGCTTGGGGCAAGAGTGCTTAGGCCCGTTTTTTACCGCTTCCACCGCCATTGGTTTTTCCTCCCTAACCTCAGTTGGTGCATTTTCTTCACCAACTGAACTTGTCGAATTTTTCGAATAGTTGGGTTTACTTGACGAATTTTCCCGATTATGACCTTTACTTAACAATAGACGCTCTTGCGGCCGCGGGGTGAAGGGCACGCCGGTTACCAGCTTATCGGCTTTACGCCGCCTGAAATCCCGTGGCCGCTCCTCGCCGATATAGCTCTCATCCCGGGCATCCCCGCAGGTCAGGCAATGCACCAAATGCCCCACCGACCAGGCGGCAACCTCCTGGCGGCGCTTAGCCTCCCGGTGATTGATGGCGCACTGCAGTCCAATACCCCCCCCGGCCCGCCGGGACCAGTCACAGCCTGATCTCCTTGATAAACCGCATCGCTTCCTCCCACTCCTTGATGCGCCTCTGGCAATCCATCTCCTTTTGAGACGGCAACCCCGGCCTTTTGATGCTCTCCAGGTAGGCGGCGATCGTATCCCAGTCCCCGAAGACCATCAGCCCTGCACCTTGCTCAGAAACGCCTTTCTGAGCAACTCCCCCAGACGGTTCGAGGTCTTCAAAAACTCCTCGGTCAAATCGGCCGCGCCCGCACTTCCTGGGCATTGGCGGGCGGTGCCTTCCAGAGCGGCACCACGGTCACCCCCACAAAGAGATCGAGGCTGGGAGACGTTGACTCTTTCGTTGCCATAACCCCTCCTATCGCACCTTATCCGGGCTGCAATGGCCCTGGGGCCGGGTACACTTGCCATAACCTCCAGGGATCAACTGCCCCCGCCTGGGACTCTTCTTGCGCTTCCACCAGGGACAGGCGTTGCAATCGCCGGCGGCCCCGGCCGCACGATCTTTATCGTCCATCATTCTCTTTCCCCTTCCTTCTGGCCTCTTCCAGTCTGGCCATCAAAGTCTCCGGCACTACCATCGACAAGACCACCTGGTTGGCGTCGGTGACCACCAGGCTCCGGGTGCGCCGGCCGCAGGTGGCATCCATAAGCCTGCCGACCCGGTAAGCCTCTTCCCGCAGCCGCTTGGCCGCACAGCCCTTCGGGGCCAGGATCGCCGCCACCCGCCAATAGGGCACCTGGTTATCGAACCCGATATTCATGCTCCCGCCTCTTTAATATGCTCTGCATAGCGCCGGGACGCTTCCGCCTTTGCCTCCGGAGTCTTGGCCCGACGCACCGCTTTGCCAAGCTCGGCCAGCTTCGCCCGCCATTCGGGGTCATCCGGTAGAGCGGGCGTCTCGCCTGTCCTCCTTAAACCTGAGCGGAGCTGCTCTTCGTTGTCCCGTAGCTCCCGCTCCCGGCGCTTAGATGTCTGTTCTGCGGCCTTCACCAACACCTTTTTCAGGTAATTATGATTGCTCAGCGGCGGGCTCACCTGATTGCAGGTAATGCGCAGGGCTTCCTTGAATTCCTCCCGGCCCACCTCATACTCTTGCCGATTAGAGACAAAGCGGCCCGGCCGCCACATGCCCCAGACCTCCCGGGCCAGGCGCAGCCGCTTTTGCACCGTCAAGGCTTTCCCCGAGGCCGGCCGGAAGCAATCCAGATACTCCCGGATCAGGGGCCAATCATCCCCATAAGCCCCTTCCGCCTCGCTCAGGGCCTCAAGGTCGGCCGTCTGTTCGAGCTGCTCTAAACTGATTTCCGAGCCACAGGCCGGGCACTTGAGCTTACGGCTCATGCCAAGACCCACATAATCACCGCGGCAACCACAAAGAGGGCCGCCGTGGCCATAAAATTCACCAGATTCACCCAAAACTCCCGCCGGTCTGCCGGGATGCTCAGATAATCCTGGTTAAATTCCCTGAGATACAGCGCCAACAGCTTCATCTCACGCCCTTCCAAAACCTTCTCCCCTCGAGATCTGCTATAATATTCCAGCAATCAATCAGCTCCATCCTCAGATCACTTACCAGCCCTAAAAGCTCCTGGGGGGGGTAAGGCCTTTCAACAAGTAGGTCTGTTTCCAATTCATCCAGGCGTTTTAATAATCCAGCCTCTTCCTTGGACAAAGGGCTCATGATTCCCCCTTAACCTGGAAGCCATAAGTCTCCTTGACCTCGCGCCGGGTGCCGATGATGGCCAGGGCCTCATCATCCCATTCCTGGGGATCGTTCAACACCTCCCAATCCACCGCCGCAGTGCGCCGAATAGCCTCTTCAAAACCGTATTTCGTAAGGAGCGCCAGGACATTCACCTTGCGGGGTTTAACCACATATTCGGCCCTATCGTAGATCAAGGTGCCATGAGGGAGGTCGATGGAATAGGACGCCGGGGCCGGCACCACTTCCCCGAAAAAGTTGGCCTGATGCTCTTTTTCCAGGTCTTTAATGTGCGCGGCCAGGGCGTCCCGTTTGTATTTCGCCGGCAGGATCTTATCGGCCCACTCCTTTTGCACCTCGGCCAAGGCCGCGGCGGCATAAGCTTCCAGTTCCTCTACTTTCCGGTCGGCCTCGCGAAATTCGGCCAGGAACTGATCGACCTCTTGATGCACCGGAGTGGAGTATTTCTCATTTCTCGTGCGTGCCTGTTGAGTAGTCATAATGATCCTTTGCTTGCTTCGCGACGCCGACATTCCTCACTGCGAATGTGCTCTTTTATGCCGATCACCGACCCACATTGTTTCAGCGTCTTAGGAGCTTTTGACCTGGTGGCAGGTGCGCCGCAGTATGGACATTTTTCTTTTCTTGGTTTCATTGCTTCTCGCTCGGATCACTCCTGATTTTCCCGCATACTCAAGGCCAACTGCCCGGCATAAACCGCATCATTCACCCGGAAGAGTTTTGCTAAGCGGCCGATCTTACGCTTTACCTTACGGTTCTCGCGCTCCCGGTATTCCCGCTCCTCGCTGCCCACCGGCATATAGTAGCCCGGCCGGATGTTGCAGCAGGAATGGGCGATGAGGGTCGGGTTGTCGCCGTATTTCACCTCTTCGATGAGCTTCCGCAGACGGCGGGTCCCGGTGATCTTGTTGCCTTCATAGGGCTCCTCGAAGACGATCTCGTACAGCTCCCCGGCCCCGATGGCTTTATTCGAACCGATGTGCCGGGTGATCTCGATGAGCAGCCGGCTCTTGGCCTCTTGCCGCTCGCGGGAGGCTTGCGCTCGCTTCAGTTCCCGCTCTAATTTGCCTACCCTTTCATCTGTCATGGCCCCTCCTGGGACTAATAAAGCCCTTTCTTTTTTGCCAGCCATTCAGGCATGGTCACCTTCACCGTGCCGTCCGCCTGGTGCACTACCGCGATTTGGCTCTTGGGCAGAAACTCTTGTATGCCGCAGCCACCCTCTTCTTTGAAGAGGATGGACATATCCCGGTCCTGGATGATCCGGCCCACGACTTCGATATCTCCGGCCATCAATCCTCCCTGGTCATGCTGGTCAAATGCCAACGCCGGCAGGCCGTGCAGAAATAGGCCCGCCGCGGATAACGCCCCTTCCGGTGCACCGCCCGCTCGATGGTCACGATATCGAACAGGGCGGCGACCTGGGAGAAATACCCCACTTTGCCGGAAGGGCAGCTTTTGCGTTCTTTACAAAGTATTGTCGGTGACATGACTTCCAGCCTCAGTGGCGCAGGCGTCCCCGCCTGTGGCCCTCTTGCGTTGCACCGGGTCCCCGGCCTGCTTGCGGACTTTGTAATTCAAAGCGACCTGGACCTTGTGGAGCTGCTCCGGAGAGCACCATTCCAATTTGCCGGCAAAGCCCATATGCTTGGCGATACCTTCGGCATAGGCCCAGGGCTTGTCGAGATCCTCCAGGGCCTTGCCGATAGCCTGGAGGTGCTCCGCCTTGGTAGTCTTGCCGTAATAAGGGCGCCCCCGGCCGCCATAACTGGATTTTCCCCGGCCGCCCGACTTCTTGGGCTCATACTTAAAGCCGCACTTGCGCAGGTGCTCCATCAGTTCATCGAATTGGGCATTGGTGAGGTCTTTGGTGCTCTCGACCTGATAGCGGGCTTTAACGTCTTCCTTGGTGATGGGCACCCCTATCTTTTGCAACTCATGAATGGCGGTATTTAACAGGCCAAGTTGCTTGGCTAAGATGCGTTCGTGGGGTTTCATGGGCGGTCCCCCTGATGATGTAAGTAAGGCCGTATTGTTTTTGCTTTTTCTTGGGCATAACGAAGCGTGCTATGCTGATCAAGGTCATGTTCCCAAAGAAGCTTTAAGGCATGCCAAACATGACCCATTTCTTTTTCAAGCAACAACCGATTAGGAGTATTTGTCAGGTCTTCCGGATGACAACTTTCATAACCATGACGAATAATTTTGCCGATAATTTGGATGGCCTCTCCCATTTCTTCAAAGCCAATAGCCAGCCGTTCGGTCTCGGCCGGGGAAAGATTATTGCCTTGCTCCACTTCCTTGGCGCCATGCAGAATATGGAGCGCCTCAACCATTTCCGGCAGGTCGATATAATCAAGGAGGATTACTTCGATGGCCCCGTAATCCTCTTTGGAGAGGAATAGCCCTTTCATGGCTTCGCCTCCACCACCTGTTCCCGGCAAAGCGGGCTCTCCGGGTCATACCATTCGCAGTTTTTTCGGCACAGCAGATCGCAAAGAGGCTCGGCCTCTACCGCATACGGCCCGAAAACATCTTCATCCAACCGCAGCATCAGGCCACCGCACTTGGTGCAGAGGGCCGTGTGGTCGTCCAGGCCGGCTATCCGCTGGTCCTGTGCGCTGCAATCCACGCATTGATACTCATAAAGAGGCATCGGCTTCCCCTATGAATCGTCCTTCTCCTGGTGGTAAATCAGCGCCACGGTCTGCGACACCCGCTTCTGCCAGCCCGGATCGTCCCGGTTCAACTCGACTTCATCGTAAAAGTCGGTGAAATCATGATCCACCAGGAGGTAAGGGGCCTTGCTGTCGGAATCAAAGAAGGTGTGGCGCAGTTCGTGCCGCAATACCCGCTCGATATCAGCCTCTTCACAATGCTCGATCAGTTTGTGGTCAAGCAGTATGATGTAGTCGTAACCATCGTCCGGGGCTTCGTTCCGGGAGAGATACTTCACCAGATCGTTCGGCTTGACGGTCTTCCCCAGGACGATATTGCCGCGCTTCAGCATCTTCTTTTTACTGATCAGCAAGAGAATCTTGGCATTAACCAGGTGCGGAAAATGCCTAGCCTTTAGGGCTTCCAACATTTGCTCAATGCTTTCCGGAACTTCGTCATACTTCATGGATGTTCTCCTTGTTAGGGGCTCGCCTTTCCAGCAGGGGCCATAAAAGCCAGCCGAGGGTTTGTGGAATAATTAAAAGACCATAGAGGAAAAGGGCTATGCCGAATTCCCAGTCTTTAAGGGTCATCTTTATGGATGGTCGCCCTGGGAAAGTCAGATTCCACATGATCAGAGTTCCCCGGCCACTGCCCCACCCAAAGGCATGATGGCGGTGGGGTGGATATTTTTGCCGGTCACAGGTCGGACACGATCCGCTGCGTAGCAACCGGATATACCGTTCAGCCAAACTACGCTCTGCCCATGTAAATTTTTGACCTCACTGCGGGTTGTGGTTATCAGGACTTCACCGTTATCCCGCCAGACAGTCACCAAAGTTCCGTTCTTCATGCGATTCCCCTTCTTTTCCGTCGTTTCATCTCGGCCCGCACCGCGACGCATTGCGGGCAATGAGGGTGGGGGCAGCCCTTGATGATCCGGGCGAGATCCTCATCGTAAAGAGCCTCGACCAGCTCAGCCCAAAAAATCGCCAGGTCACCCCCCCCCGCTGAATTTGTGGTTTCAATTGAGGTGGGCTTCATCACGGCTCGGCCTCGGCCCTTGCTGAATGCGCCGGGACATTTCCCGGGCCGCCTTGGTGACATCCATACTGACCTTCACCGCCCGCAGGTGCGCCAGGCCGATGCCGGCCATAATTGTCATGATCTCAAGCCGGGATTTGCCCACCACCGACTCTCCAATAGCCTCCAGAAGCCTGCGGCCTTCCTCGATTTTCTCCCGGCTCTCCCACTCAACCTCCCGGTCCCGCCAGGTCGTCTCAGTCAGGGACTTGTAGGCTGAGAAATATCTTTTGATCTTGGCGATCATGACTGCTCCTTTACCGAAAAGAGGGCTTGACCACTGATCCAGGCCTTCTCCACTTCTCCAGTGGCCGCCATAGCTTCCAGTTCGGCGTACACCCGGCTGATTTCATCCTGGCCAACAAAATTCAAGTGGCGCCCGATATGGCTCGCCGAGGCTATAACCAAATCCCTGACCGCCTCTTTGATCTGCACCCGGGTTACCCCGGACGGCGGCTCGGGAGGCATGGAGGGTGGGGGTAATTTCGCCATCATTCCCCTCTAAGATCTTTGGCAACCCTGATCAAATGTTGCCCCAACATTTCGGCTTCGGTGGGACTGAGAAACGCCTCCGTCCTCATTCCCTCTCTGGGGCCGCTAACCATGAGGCTGCACAGCTTTTGCCCCTGGTAATTCACCTTGGCAACCTCATAAATTCCCTTCAAAAACATGGTCGTGCCGCGCCGAAAGTCGTTTTTCCCGTTCCTGAAAATGAATCTCGATCCTTGTCCTCGAACCATTCCGACCATTTCACCCCTCCTCCATCCGGCTCACCGCCATACGCGCCGCGGCTATGGCCCGGAGGCTCTCGCCGTTTTTACCAGGACATTCCTGGGCCACTGCGGCAAAGGCCCCGTCCAGTTTGCCCAGCGCCTGCTTCTGTAGTTCCCGGCGGCGCTTCAGGTAGGCGACCTTTGTCTCATTCCGGGGCGGCTCCGGGCCAGAATCCTTGACCAGGCGATAACGCTCCCCTTCCCGGCGTACCAGCGTCTGATTTACCAATAGCCGCAGCCATTCCCGGACGTAAGCGGCCGTGGCCTCCGCCACCTCCTCAAGTTCCCCTGGAGTCACCGTCCGCCTGGCCCGCAGATAGCGCCACATCACTTCCTGCTTGTTGGGCTTGAGAGATTGGCCGATGTAGCGATAGAATCCGCCGCCCTGGGACTCCAGGTCCCCGGATTTCACCAGGGCCTTAATGACGGTATCCACCCGCCGCATATCCTTACGGCTCTGGATGCCCAGCCGGTCGCCCAGATCCTGGCGGGTCACCGGCTTTTGTCCGTTGCGGCTCAAAATCAGGGCCGCCCGCCGCGCCTGGTCGGCGAAGGTCATTTCTTCACTCCCCGGAAGCCCATTTTCAGGACCTGACACACCATCTCCACCGTTACCTGCCGGGTGCGCTTGGCGTTGGCCAGCCCCACCAGGTCGATCATGGTGCGCTTAATCACCCGCCAATCCTCGCCGCCCTCGGACTTATTAAGCTCGGCTGCGGCCGTCACTTCCATTTCCAGGCCTGCCGCTTCCCGCCCATAGGTAATAATGTCCCTGGCCCCCACCGGCTCGAACCGCAGCACCTGGAAGACCCGGGACCAGACCCGTTTGTTCTGGCTCATCACCGCTGGCAGTTCGGCCTCCCCGATGAGCATGAAGGCTGCACCGGTAAGTTCCGCCAGCGCCCGCACCAGGTTCAGATGCCGGGGGGTCATATCCATCTCATCCAGGAAGACCGGTTTGGGTTGTCCCACCAGGCGGTCCACCGCCTCGGTGAAGCAGGCGTTCTTGGTGGCCGGGGCCTGCATGACTCCCAACTCCCGGCACAGGGCCTGCAAAAACCCCAGCTCGCTCGTGGACCAGATGGGCAGCATGAGCAGGTGGACGCTGCCGGTATTAGCGGCCCAGGCCGCGGTTGTCCGGCTCTTGCCCCGGCCCGCCGGCCCGTAAATCAGCCCGAAACGGCCTTCGCCCGCGCCCAACTCCAACATCTCCATCATGGCCAGGAAGTTTTCCTGATTTTGGCAGGCAACCCGCTTGTGCTCGAACTTCGCCGGGGTCCAGCCCTTATTCGTTTCCGACATAAAGCCTCCTTAACCGGTGTTCAATCATCTCCCGCTCCTTGCGATAGTCGACGCTGAGCCGGAAAATCTTGGCAAATTCTTTGAGTCGTTTAGGGATCACCATACCCCGCAGTTCGCACTCAAACACCGCCTCATAAAGTTGCGGTCCCCCCGCCATTTCAACAAAATCCCAAAAGATGCGTGCGCGGTGTACGGCTGGTAAGTCTTCTCGGGCCATGACCGTGTCTGTCAGCTCCTCAATTTCCTTAATCTGCGTTTTCATGAACGTCCCTGGTGACCTCTTTCCCTGCTCGACTGACCATCTGTAAATCCTGCTCTACAAACCAGTCTTTCAGGGCGGCATACTCTTCGCCGGCCCGGAAATAGCGCATGAACAGACGATCATCCAAAGTCAATTCCTCTCCCCGAGCATTGAGCTGCAGCAGCTCCAGATACCGTTCGCTGTCCGGCCGCAGCTTCATCTCCTCTATGCGGTCCTTCTCGGTTTGCATCTTCCGGGAGGTGGCTGCGGCGTCGGCCGAAATCTGCACCTTTTCGGCTTCGGTGAGTGCGGCCGGCGCCGGCAACTTCCTGGGAGCCGGCGCCCCCTCCGGACTGAGTCCCAGCCTGGCAAAATGTGCTTCCGTCTCCGGCTGCACCAGGGTCTCTGAGAGCATCCGGCAGAAGCCGGAGGCCTCTTTCTCCTGGTGCTTTTTCAACTCAATCTGGCGTTTCAGCTCTTCCTGGTGCGCTTCCGTGCCGGTGATCCGGGCGATAGGATGCACCTTGGTCATCACCTGGGCCTCGCAAAGCAGGGTGCCGTCTTCCTCGTAAACCAGGATATAATCGGGGTTCAGGAGGTCGTAACGGATCATGACCGGATGGCGCCGCCCGTAAAGTTCGGGGGCATAATAATCTTTGCCCAGGTGGGTGATGCCCCGGCGATGAATGGTGCGCACCGTTTGGGAGAGCATCAGGTAGTGCAGCTCGGCCGGGTCGATTCCCGGCCCCTTGCCCGCCAGGAAAACCTCCAGGGGTGATTTGCCCTTGAGGTGGCCCCGAGGCTGCGGCCGGGGATTGTATTTTTCATCCAGCCAGGCGGCCAGGCCCCGATGGGTCTGGAGCAAGGTGGGCACTGCCCCCCGGGTCAACCGCTCCCACATCTTGCGATGCTCGCGCTCGCCCCGGTTCAGGCGGGGCGGCTTCTCATCGATGCTGCCGCCGACATAGGTGGGGGCGTGCTTCTCGAATTCCTTCAGGGTCAAGTGCCAGCGTTCGACCGTTTTGCTCTGGCCGTGATAGGGCCAGGCAAAGATGGTTTCGATTCCCAACCGCTTGAACAGGCCGGGCAGGCCTGACTGCGCCAAGTCGCCGGTGAAATACTTAGACCCGAAGGCCCGGCCGTTATCCAGGTAAACGCAGGTCGGCAGTTTTCCCAGGGCCAGGCACGCCCGCCATAAGGCCGCGGCGATGGAGCGGGTATCTTCCGTGGGCATGATCTCCCAGCCCACCGGAAAGTTCGACTTCATGTCCATGAAGGTGACCAAGGTGAGGCGCTTGGGCTTGCCGGTATAGGGATTGATCGACTCGAAGTCCAGGGTGTGGCCGTCCGCCACCAGGCAGTCGCCCACCTCCAGCAGGTCGTAATCCCGTTCAATGTAAAAGGCGCACTGGTCGTTCCAGGCCTGTTTGCCTTCCCGGCTGTAGATCCAGATATGGTTTTTGCGGGCCTCGAAATCATCCAGGAAGCGCTTATAGGTGGCATCCGACTCGTTGTCCTGAATGCCCCGTTGCCGCATGGCGCTCCGGGCATTGAAAATGACCTGGGCTTTGTTATAGCGGTTAGGGGAAAGCGCCCAGGCCAGCAGGATCTTCCCCTGGGGCGTGCGCATCAGATCCTCTAATTTCCCCTCCCGGCCGCCGATCCGGCGCAATCCCCGCAAGCGGTCGCCGTGTTTCGAAGCGAGGGCCCGGACCAGGTCGCCGCCTTTTTGCTGCGCCTTCTTAGCTTTTACCGCCCAGCGCTCCACCGTCTTGAAGGTGATGGGGCCTAAAATGTCATAGAGTTGCGGGCAAGGGCCGGCGGCCCCGCGGTTGTAGGCATCCAGGAAGCTAATTTTGATTTGCAGCACCGCGCCCCGTTTGGCCAGTCCCGCCGCCTCCAGATAGAGCCTGAGCAGGTCGGCCTCGGCCAGGGCCTTGCGCTCCTGTCGGGGCGTCAAGGCAATGGGGTGGGGCTCCAAGAGCGCTGGCGCTAATTCTTTCCCTCTTTCAACGGGAGGATTGGCGGGGCTTACTGCCAGGGACTTGCGCTCCTCCACCAGGCGTCCCATTTCCCAGGTCTCTACCGCCCGGCGCACATCGACAGGGATGGAGGCGTAGAAATAGAGCTTCCGCTTGCCGCCATTCACCCCTTGCTCTTCATAGGGCCAAAGTTCTTTATTGGCCCTCCTGACAACATTGACCCGGGTTATCCCCAAGGCGGCGGCTATCTCTTGTGCGGTATAGGCGGTTTTCATTTCTGTCTCAATTTTCGGGTGTTCAAGATAAGTAGCTGGACACCTCTGCCCATCTATTACTTACGGACTTTAAAACTTTTGACTGCCTCTCTTCTGCTCTCATCGCTTTATCCCAAGCGTCTTTATCAATAAGTTTTGACAGGGCTTTATAAATTAAGGCATCTATGATCTTCGGTTCTAAAGCGTCCAGTTCCCACGACTTATTGCCGTGTTTTTTTATGTAGGCCGCAAAACGAGAGTCGGTTTCTTTGGCCGGATTGGGAGGTGGATTATATTTTCTTATCTGGTCCATATTTAAAGCTAAGCGTTTGACCTCTATGTCGTTGTTCAATGAAAATAGGGTAATGCGGTCCTGATTATCTCGGGTCATATCGATGCCGCTGGGATCATGGTCGCCAAGGTGAAAGACAATGGGCTGCCGACCTTGGTCCTGGATTCGCTCGAAGCGTTTTCCGGCCGCATAGGCCTCGGATTGAGAGGTGTATCCCCGACAGGCAAAATAGGGTACCCGCATCCGAGTACAAACCGGTACTATCACTCCGGCCAGGGCGTCCTTTTCAATCCAAACTTCCGGTGCCCACTTTTGTGTCAGCCAGGGGTCTTCACAATACTGGTTAGCGACCGCTTTTATGATTTCCTGTGGATTTGACCACATGGAAATACAGCGAACATTGCGGGTACGATCTTCAATAGCGGACCAATCTACAAACCCGGCAAGCCGGGCATCGTTGATAATGGAACCCAGGCGTTTATATTCGGATTGTTTGTTGGGAATAATATCCCTGGCAACCATCTGGTAATAAAGTTGCCTCAGGGTCAGCGTGAATCCTTGCCTTTGATATTCGACAATAACTTGATTGCAGGTTTCAATTAACGAGAGGGTTTCAGGCCGAAAGTTCTTTTCTATGAAAGATTCACGAGACAATGGTTTCTCCCTTATATTCCTTATTAATATGCACCCCGGCTTTCAGCCTGGGCGTCATACCCCAACCTTCCTGCCATAGAGCTGGAGCAACTGCTCTGCCTGGCGGATTTCCTTATTCACTTCCTGCTGTCTCTCCCGGAGCTGCTGAATCACGGCCCGGATGGCGTCCGGCTCCTGAAAGGTATGGAGGCGGCGTTTTTGATTCATGACCATCAGGGGGCCGTCATAATTTGTGGCTTCGCAAAAAGCCGGAATATACTCCGCCGGAATGTGCCTGTCCTTAGAGTCGGCCGTCCACGAATCAATCTGGACTTTGGAAATTTCTTCATCCAGGAGGGCCGACATACGGCCGGCAACTTCATAGCGGGAGAGCGGGCAGTTTTTTAAGGCCAAATTCATCTGGGCCTTAATTTCGTCAACACACCGCATGGACCCGACGGTGTTCTCCGGTTTGAGTTCCTGCCGCGCCAACTCTTGGAAGATGGTGAGCTGATCGGTGGGGTCTAATCTTTTTGGCGACTTAGACGTTGACACTATCTTATCCCCGACATACTATGCGCTTACGGCTTCGCCCCATGCCTTCGCCTCAAAGTACTCCGGGAATACCTCCGGGGTTTGCTTACCGATGGTTGCGGCGACCGCCTCCATAATGCGACGGCTCACCATGCGCCGATGTACCACCAAGAAAACGGCATTGGTGCTAACATTCAGCTTCTTGGCGACCGCCCGCATGGACGTTCCGTGTCTGACCAGGTCGGCCTTAATTTCGAGGGGGCTCATGTGGTACTCCTTGGGGTTCAAGTTGTTGATGTCTATTTTATGCGACAGTTTGACGCTCTGTCAAGAGAAAATAGCTCATAAGTAATTATTGGCGCAAATGCAAATCTGATACCAGCGATTTTTCCGCGCACAACCTTGTTTTTGGGGGCAATTTTGGGAAGATACTTTTTAATTAATGATTACTTATGGTTATCCGACTATCAGAAGGTTGTGCGCGCACAACCTTCGCGCACAACCTTTGGGGGTAAAGGTTGTGCGCGGCGATAGCCTAAAAATCTCATTTTACGTGCTTGGTTTCTATGAAGGATATTGGCAAACGGCTTAAGGAGTTCCGGGAATCTCTTGGAATGGACCAAAAGGAATTTGGCAGTTCCTTAGGTCTTCCAGGGAGGGAGACTATTTCAAGATGGGAAAGAGGGATGGCCTATCCATCTGCGGATATATTAGCTCTTGCGAGACAGAAATATCGCTTAAATGTGGATTGGCTTTTATCTGGCGAAGGCGAGATGCTCTTATCCGCCGGAGCGAGACCCAACCTGGGCTTCATCGACCCGGCCGTGGAGTTGGTGGAGAAGGCTATCCAGAAAACCGGAGTCCAGCTTAATGACCTCCAGAAACGTGCTGCGGTAGAAATGATCCGGGAAGAGATGTTGAAGCGCACCGCTAATATGCTGAAAGCTTTGACGGGAGGTGGCACGGAAGAATAGCCGCTATGGGGAAGGAGAGCGGTTTAAGCGTAAATTAAGCCATAAATTAAGCCATTTCGCCGTTTTGCACTTTTTATTTTAGATTTTCGCCGTATCTTCCGATCATAGGTTTAATATTCTGATATTCGGAGGATAGGTAATGATGGAGGAATTAAATACCGATCTTGAAGCCGCCTTACTGGCACTTGAAAAATCACGGGAGAAAGAATCAGACAATCATTATGGGGTTAAAATCGAGGGCGCTCTTTGTCTCTTTATCGTCCCCCATCACCTCGCCTGCGCTTTAACTATCTTCTTAAGTCTTGCCGCTTTAATTAATCTCGGCTTTATTTTTTTTGCCATCTTTAAACAGGCACCGGCCCCTTTTGCCCCACCACAAAACGCGAGCCTTCTTTCTCATTTTAAGAGCGTGCCCAATTTTTATTCACGCAAATTTCTCATTTTACACTTAGACCCCTTTTTCATAATAATCTCACCCCAAGTCCATGAAAATGCCACAAAAGTCTCCCATTCGTCTCGCCTCACCCGCGCCAGCTCTTTTTCTCATTATGTTAGTCCCCCCACATCCA